GACGACGATCTTCTTTCTGCTTCTTCTCTTTAATGAGTTGAAGAGGATTGAGTTTCTGCATCACTTAGCCTCCTTGACATACTTGATGCCACGGTAGACTTCGTTGTACTGTTGAGGTTGTTGTTGGGCCTGATTCTGCTTACGAACTTCGGTATCGTATGCTTGACCACGATAAACGACTTTAGACATTGTGTTACTCCAAAGAAATGAGATGTGTTAAATCCCGTTCCTTCGGGCGGCGTTTGCGTTCGTTATTTGCGAATAACGAATGAACGATCCGTTCCGCGTCGTCCTACTTGCGTCCTAGTTATCAAAACAGGTTGGATTAGTATGTTCCATCCAATGAAGGGTGATATCTAACTTTTCCGCAGGTGTAAAGAGACTACTCTCTTCCAATCCCTGTTTTAGCCAAAGATAGTCTTCGCACCTAAGAAAAAGCTCAGGTTCGATATGACTAAAAAAGATTAGTGCTAATGATAACATAGGATGAACGTAAGGGTAGTATACCCTTTGAGCTTTATATAGTCAAGTTCTTCTGTAACATTTGTTACAGTTCTGGGTTCTCCTCAAACTCTTTGGTGAGTTTGTCAATGATTGTCTCTTGACCACTCAGTTTTTGAATCATAAAGAGATTTGATTTCGAATACTTCTTCAGTTTTTTGTATTCTTTAATCACTTGTTTGACTGCCCGTGGGTCAATAGTGGCTTCTTCTCTGAACTGATCGATCAGTTTTTTCTTTTTGGTCGATCCAAATCCAAAGTCGGCAGTTTTCTTTGTCCAGTTTTTACTGGCAGAACCAGTGGAGGCCTCTTCCGCAGAGAGGTCTCCAGTCATACCTTTACCCTGAGGTTCCTGGTATTCAAATTGTTCTTCAGTCATTTCTTTTTCTTTTCAGATTTGGCTTGGTAGCCCCACATCTTAGGATTGATTGTTCCATCGGTCCAATCCATTCGTTTCATGCAGTGACCAAAGGTATCATAGTAAGCGTCAAAGATATTAGATCTTAGACCTTTAACAATATCATACCAAGTCTCTCCATCTTTCTCAAGTTTAAGAATGTAACTATCGGTAGGGAGAGACTTGTCTTTAGCGGCCTCAGGTTGGCAGTTGGTGGTGATTACTTTCACCCCATAACCTTCGATTCGTTTCACTTCACCTGTCGTCAAATTCAACTACGCCACCCCCACTTGATGTCGGGATACGCTTCTTTGACCATATCAAGATTGATCTTATAGTCGTCTTCAAGACGACGGTCTTTTACTTTACACAGAAGAGCCGCTTCATCTGCATGAAGACCTTCAAGAAGTTGAATGAACATACTCTCTCTACGGAGAGGTTTCAGAGCATCGTTACCACCCTTGACAAAGTGATAGAGTCTCTTGTATTCCGTAGAAAGTTGTTGATGTTCTGTTCCCTTAGGAGCTTCATTCGGACTATAAGGAACTGCACCTTCGGGAAGTAAACTTTGGGCTTCGTAGTTCCAAATCAAGATGGCACGGAGAGCATCCGTATCATATTCTTTAAGGGCCTCAATCTTCTTCGCTTTACTTCTTTGTTTCGAAACAAACTCAAGAACCTCAGTCAAAAGAGGATTGGGTGGCAATGTAGTTTTTGTAGGCATGGTTAATTAATCTTCGTCATCATAGTCGATGTAAGCGCTCTCATCGAGAACGACTCTTAATGCTGTGAGTTCAGTTGTAATTAGGTTCCCTTCAGTATCGTACATTTCTGGGTGTGTGGCAACCTGTGCCGTCTTTAGTTCCATGTACTCATTGTACTTTTCATTCGCAAACCATCCTGCGATAAACCCGACAACGGCTCCTCCTAATGCAAAGAGGACACCGAAAACTAGTGCGATTGCTAACATTTTTCTACCCTTGAGAGACTACCAAATAGGAAACCTAATACATCCTCCAACTCTCTGGTTTATTTAGTGACCCTCTTACGATTCTTAGAACCCTTCTTTCGTCCAGGTTTTTTGTCATGACTGTACTGCCAGGCATCTTGTAGTATACCATACAGATAGTCCTTGATCTTCCTGGCCTGAGGCTTTGGAATGTGTCCATAGGCCTCACGAAGGAGTTTGTGGTTGTAGTCCGAACCGCCCTCAAGATACTCATCTAATTCGTTGACAAGATCACTGAGTTCGGTTGCAGTAGAACTTGTAATAAACTCCTCTACTTCAGATCTCTTTGTTTTCTGAACCGCAAGATAATCATAAAACTTGAGGACAAATTGGCCTTCAAAAGCATAATCAATGGCTCTGTCAACGTCGTAGTAGAGTTCTTTGGTCATCAGACAATACCCTGTTCTCGTAGATATTTTACACTATCCGTACACCCTCCAAGTTTCTGATCATTCATAACAACCTGAGGGAAAGTAGTTTGATCTCCAAACTCAGAATAGAATTGATCCTTATTGAAGTCAATGTCAAGGACGTATTCTGTGTACTGTAGATCCTTACCATGAAGAATGGTTTTGATCATCTCACAGTATGGACAACCAGGTTTTGAGTATACGGTAAAGTTCATGTTTTTATCTAGTGAAATTTAATCTTTGATGTAGTTGTTTTCTTTCAACCACTTGCGGGTCAATGGTGTCGGTTCATAGTCAGTCCACATTGTACCACGAGCACAGGACTCTAAGGCATTCATTGTCATCTTTTCGGTACGACCTGCCCAAGAGGCCTCTGCTTCCCAAGGACGTGCATGAGGTGGATAGGTTCGTTCTACCATCTCACGATACATCATAGGCACGTCTTCTTCATTCCGAATGATAGCAATCATATTGTTCTCGATAGAACCTGCCATACAATCCTGTGCAGCGTGCCATCCTTCATGACGCATCACTGACATTAAGACACCAGGACGACGCATATAAGACTTATTCAGAAAGAAGTTATTACTTACAGTATGATAAACACCACGGTGACCAACAGGAAAATACCTTTCATCTGCTAGAAACACCTTAACTCCGATCTTATCAAGGGCAACGAGCATTCTACCGAACTCGTCAGCAATAATGCTATAATCACTATTGGGATGAGCGTCAGCAATAGTAGAGATACTTTCGACTCGCTGGACATCTTTGGTGCATTCGCGGAGTAACATACACCCCATTGCATCCATCGTGTAATAACCCTTGGTGATCTTAGAGTCTTCTGCATATGATGCGATTGACGCACCAGCAATTACGCCAGTTGCGGCCAACTGAATCCCCAATAAGGAGAACAAAATTCTTCGCATGTGATTACATCATCTAGTATTAATTATATCAGTTGTTTTCTAATGCTGCAAGACGAGATTCAAAGGAAGCGTTTTGGGCTTCAAGGGCAGCAACTTTTGCTTCAAGGGTTTCAATCTTGGTAATGGATTCCTGCAGTGCCTTGGTTAGCGGAGCAATGAACTGGTCGTAGCGCAGAGCTTGTTGACTATCAGGATCATCCTTGTCGCTCAGCAACCAGCCGCCAAAGTCAACGCCAGCAGCGTCAACAGCTTGCTTTACTTCTTGAGCAATAAATCCATAATGGGTCCGTTCGCCAGGAACTGATTCGTAGATGGCCGTACCATCTTCATTATGCTCACCAGTCTCACGCTTGCCTCCCTCGATCCACTTGTAAGAAACAGGGCGAAGAGTCTTGATGAACTCGAAGCCGAGGTTGGCGTTTGCAATGTCGGTCTTGGTACGTTCATCTGATGTTTGGATTGTTCCGTTTGCAGCCCAGACCGCAGACCACCTGTAACCATTCTGGCCGAGAGTGTAAGTGTTATCGCTAAAAGGTTTCGGTATAGAACTAAAAGCTGCAGTGCCAGTATTGTCAATCCTCAGCCGCTCCGTGGAGCCAGAAGCAAACTTCAGGTTGTTGCTACTGTCAGAAGCAATCCATCCTCTTTCTGCTGTTACACCAGCATCGGTGAATTGAATTGCTGCAGCGTTCGCAGTTGAATTGTGCCTTATACGCAATGCATAACCAAGACCAGCCGTGGTATCGGCAGATTGAACGTCTAGTGCATACCCAGGACTCACAGTGCCTATGCCGAAGCGCCCAGAGCTGTCGAATCTTGCAACCTCAGACGTACTATTGTAAAAACGAAGTGCTCCGTCTCCGTTATAACAAAAAATACCATATTGCTTTGTTGCTCCATCGTAAAAAGTAATTTCGTTTCGACCATAAGCGTCATCGTTGTCTAAACGTATTTCAGGATATGTGCCGACGCTGCCGCTCGATGTATCCTTTTTGATGTGAAGAATAGTGCTGGCACTCGTAGTTCCAATTCCAAAATTGCCCG